GTCATTGGTCCTAGGAGCGGCGCTGATGCCTGGTGCGAGTGCGTCAAAGAGAGGACGGCAGACATCGACTGCAGACTTTCCGCCACCAACCATGAGACAGAATCCACGCTCCAGACCGTACACACCACCACTAGTACCACAGTCAATATATGCGATGCCCAGTTTTGCAAGACGTTCTGCCCGCCTCCTACTGTCCTTAAAATTGCTATTGCCATGATCAATAACAATATCTCCCTCGTTACAAAACTGTAATAGCTCATTGAGTGTGTCCTCTACGGTCTCTGCTGGTACAACCATCATGAAGACACCAGGCAGGTATACTGTCTCGCCTGACTTCTCACCGTAGACTGCATTGCCTTGATGTACTACTTGAACAAGGCTTTCCAGAGAAGTGGTACATCCACTGATATAACCCTTCTCAAATTGTTCTTCAGATTTTTTATAGTTGTTACGATACCCATGTACTTCATGCCCTGCTTTAATGAGGCGGCGGGACATACCCTCTCCCATCCGCCCAAGTCCAATCATTCCTACTTTCATAGTGTCAATCTACGTCAATGTATGTATTATAGCAGAATCAATAATGATGAGTATTTGTCACCATATCAATACATGCTGTTGGATGTAAGTCCTCGGGAATCACTTGACCAAAAGTCTTCCCAATCGTCTTCAGTTGCTTCGCTAATGTTGCTCATGCCATTCTCAATGGCAATGATAATATCTGAGTATTCTTGATACCACTTAGAACCACACATCTCATGTCGCTGATGCTCTTTAAGAGAACCGAGAATGAGTTCCCACTGACGCTTGTCGAACTTTGGAATCATCTGATCTGTCCTTTGCGATACAAGTCTAACATATGTATCCGAATGAGCAACTCTCAGTCGTCGATCTTCATATTTGCTATAGCATTGATGGTCTCCTTCTGCTTGAGGAACAACTTGACATATGATTTTGCTACCTTCCGCAGCATCTTCACATCCTCAATGTTGTCAATCTCACGGGCAACCTTCTCATATTCAAAAGATTTACCCATGCTCTCCAGTTTTATGTCGTCAGGATTCATGATTAGTCTTGTTAAAAGGATCGTTCTCGTAGTATGATTCCCATTCATGAGGCTTCCAAGAATTTACATCCTCGCGGATCTCGTCAATCTTCTTCTCAATCTCTTTGAGTTTAAGTTCAATGCGCTCCCAGGGTTGCATATCTACTCACACAGTGTACATTCCATTATAAAACCCCCCTGACCAGAAGTCAAGGGGGCGGTTGACATAAAGATTTTAACGTATGATTAAATGAGTTTGGAGTCTAGTGTCTTATCAGCTAGAATCTGTTTGCAGATCCTCTTGCAAGTAGGCTGATCGTCGTCACACTCAATCAAACATTCATAGTAGTCATTGATTGCATCCTCCATTGCATTTGCACGTTCAACAGTTTCCTCAAATTCTCTCCATCCTGCTAGTTGATTGTAAGAAATTAAGTTATGCATGGTTTTTGACCTCACGCATGGACAAGTTCATAATGTAGATAACATCATTACATGGCGACCTCCTAAGTCATATCCATATTCTACACTATATAGACACATTTGTGTTAATTCACTAACATTTGTAAATTATTTACACTTCTCAATATGAGTTAACACTTCTACAACTCCGTTACGAAACAAAACTCTAACTTCAGGGAATGGTGCATACTTACAGTCCCACACTTCTGGATATACTGTGATCGTACCATTGTATCGAAATGGCGAACACTTACCATGATTACCATTCTTCACCCATTTAAACTTTAGTGGATGCTCCTGATCTTCACAGAAGTCATGAGTCCCATCACAATTAAGAACCCAGAACTGTCCTGCAGGATCTAACCAATACACACTCATTGTTGGTGTATTGTATATGGTCTTTGTCTGCAACTTCTTCCTATTAAAACCTGGTCCAATATCATAATGGTTTATGATAGTGTCATACATTCCCATAATACTCACTCAGGATCTTTGTTCAAATAATAACCTCTCCAATCACACAATCGTATGCAATCATCAAGGTCCCAGTGTACATTCTTGTCTGCACTTTTACCCTTTACTCTATGTACTCTGGATGTGGTAAAGTCTACAAAGGCATGAGGAGTCAGTTCAAGATCCTCATTAATCATACTTACTTTGAAGTATTTTTTGTTGCGCTTCTCACAATCAATAACAAATAGACCGATGTCTAAGTTATTATCAAGTTCTCTACGCGCAAACTTTGTCTCAAGCGTGACGCCTTGGGTCTCTTCAATCCTGTTGATACGCCAGTAGTTCTCTCTTCTATAGTCATTAGTAAGGGCGAGGCATAATAACCCCACCCTGTTTAAGACTTTTCTTTTTTGATCATCCCATTCCATGGATCACTATCGTAATATAGTATCTATGCAGCCTCTTCCCATACTTCCTTGTATTTAAAGTTCTCCTTCAAATCAAAGTACATACGATGAGTCTCGGTTTGAACATAGTAACCAGTCAGATCCTTACCATCATCAGTCCAACCATAACCAATGACGCGCTCATCAATATCTTGCAGATCCAATTTTTTAGGAGTATGAAGATAGTGGTTGAATTTTTGATGAAGATTGACTGGCATGGGCACCTCGCTTGAGTATGTTCATATTCTAACAGTATCTATGCAAGGTTCAGGATTCCTTTGGGATCGCTTTAGATTTGTGTTAGTGTTTGTAAAGATTTACTCACCCAGGTCAGTCAATGGACCCCACTTGCCAGAGTCACCATCTTTGCGGTTATCCAACTTATCAAAGATGTCTTCAATCGTGGTAAGGTTCTCAATGTTAGCAATCATCTCAGCAATTCCTTTGCACACATGTGGTTTTTCACCACGAGCAGCAAATGCAAGAGCGTTGCGAAGTGATGCACTTGCATCATCAAGTGATTCTTTAACTGAGTCGGACAATGCCATGTATTAGTCTCCGTTTTTACTATTATAGCATCAAGTAAACCAAGTTACAATAGAGTAACGTGTTCCTTCTGTGACATCCATGATCTGATGCGGATACATGAAGTTAGCAGGGAATAGTATCACACTACCTGCACCTGCTCTGATCTGTACTTCTTTATTGAAGAATGCCATACTGCCACCCTCATAGTCATCATTTAGATTGATAGACATGGCAACAGTTCTTGGTTGTTCCTTAAAACTATCAGTGTGTTCTCTGTAGAATCCACCTTTTTGATAGCGTAGCAGGTCATAACCACTATCAGACTTCAGGAAGCAAGCAGGGAAGTCTTTAATATACATCTGAGCTGCTCCATTTGCCTTCTTGAAGATCATCTTATCGATCATGTCACGATGCAATCTATTCTTATTGATGATCCGTGGTGTAGAGATGGATATAATGTCGCAGTTACGGACACTAGGATTCTGTGTATTATTGGAACTAACACCTGCTGGTAACCAGTGCTCACAATCCCGATACTCATCAAGAATCATTTCACACTCATCTGGTGTGAAGATGTTGTCATAAACTTTGACATACTCTAGCAACTTATTCTCACCAGAGATTGTTGTAGTAGTCTTCACCAAGTCTTCTCTGTATCGATGATCCTTATCAAAATAGTATTTAAAGCACGGACCATGCAACCTGACATAATGTAAGAATACTTGCGTACAAGACTCTCCTTTAAAAACATCTCTACCATGCTCACCATCCATGCCCAGATACAACATGGCATCACCTGGATGCAAGTCAACAGACTTCTTCTCACCTGAAGGTGTATAGATCCAAATAGTCCATACCTCATCACACTCCAAGTTGATAGTGAGTGAGATCTCACATTGTGGTTTATCTACATGACCTACAAGAACATTACCATTCTTATACTGTCTAGCATAAGAGTACGTTGGTAATACAGACTCTCCAACCATGTCACATACATGCTGGTTCTTCTCAACCAACAGTTCAATGAATGGTTTAAAGTCGTACTTTGCAGAACTCCCGAAGACTTGAGGGTCACTTGGGAGTTCATGAGTATTACAATACTCCTTAAATTCTTTTGCTAAACTATCTGCTCTCTCTTTAGATATAAAATTAGGAACAATGACGTAGTTGTTGTCAATCAGTTGTTGGTTCATTATCAGGGATTGAGGCGTCAGGGACTTCAGACTCTTCCTCTGCGATCAGTTCTTCGATCTCAGAGACGACTTGCTCCGTGCTGTCTTCCTCAAATAATAACTCAAGATTGAACTCACTGTCAAGCATACTCATGTCAACATCATCAAAGTCAGTTACAGTAGGACTAGTGTCTTCCTCTGTCTTTACATCTTCAACATCATCATCAATGAGAGATTTAGTTTCAATGCTCTCGGGGGGCACCACCTCAGCTTCTTCAACTTCAAACATAGACTCATCTACAGCATCATCAAACAGTGTTGGATCAACATTACCATCAAATACTGTTAGATTCTCATATCCTGCTTCAAATTCAAAAGATCTCTCACTCTCACTGAGATTCTCTTGGATTCTTTGTTCACCATAGAATAAGTTTTCGTGCGCCTCAGCAACACGTTTATGAACTCTCTCCATTTGTGAATCATGATCAGCGGTCTGCTCACGAAGATTTGCATCATGCCTCTTCTGCATTTCCTCCATCTGATTTTCTAATTCTGACATTGCCTCTTGCCAAGACAATGCCTGCTTCTTCTCTTCTTCTTCTCTCTTAAGTTTCTCTTGCGTCTGACGTTCCCTCTCTTCATTAAAATGATCAACATATCGATCAATCATCGCACGAGTAGCAGGAGTATTGGCAACAGCACCAGAGTCGTACTCTACCTCACCAACACCATCTTCTGTGCCATTATCTTTCCACTGAATTGCCCATAGATGTTCAATATCAGCAAATGGCCAGTTCTCTTCAGTAAAGAAGATGCCTAGTCCATCAATATTGATATACTTATCTGCCTCAATTAAGGTAAACTTCTTCATTCTTCTACCTCTTTTACATCTGCTGGGATTACTTTTTGATCTCTTGCCTGACTCAGCATCTGTGCTGCAGCAGATAAGACATCAATGTTAGTTGAATTTGCCTTCACCATCTCATTTCTAAAAGACTCCACACCAGCACTTGTTGAACGTTGCTGCTGAGAGTTCTCAATAAGTAACATGGGCATCCATGTAACCGCACATCCCCATTCATCTACAGGTTCACCTGTTTGTGGATTAGTTCCTCGGATTTGAGTATACCAAGAACATTCAAGTCCTTTACAGTCCTCGCCAATCAAAGGACAAAAATTACCAGGTTTAATTTGTGCCATAACGAATCACTTTATTAATTTAGTATACCATATTTAGTTCAGTGTACAAATAATAACATCGACGTATTGAACGCCGAGGTCTATTCCATCACTGAATGAAGTATTAATTGTTGTTGATCCACTGAATGGGTGATTGTGTGCTCCACCACCACTTGACTCATTCATAGTTCCTGTGGCAGTATTACCATCAATAGTACGAGCACCAGTGTTACTAAATGGTGTAGCGTTAGCACCACCAGTAGGACCATAAATTGATGGGTGAACGTGATCTGGCAGTTCTGTTATTGACAGAGTATGATTACCAATGAATTGACCAGCACCAGGAGGAATCTGTACTGGTAGAGTGGTATTGATACCAACACTAATATTACCACTACTAGAACTCAGAGCAGTAACAAATGGAGTACTACCACCAGTGCCACCACCAGTACCAGATACAACCCTCAACGCTCTATCAGCATTTGTAGTATCTTGAGTCCACCCAGTTGGTGCAGTCGCTTGAAAGAATAACTTCTTAGTTCCTGCAGGATACATCCAATAGAAGGAATCTATCTTATTATTTGGGTCCAGCAGATCGAATAGAACCCCATTGCCTGTTAAACGTGCCATATCAAGCGAACGAGCAGATGATTACATCGATATACTGAATTCTCAGGTCAATATTACCTGTTCCAGTAGCAGTAAGACTAACCTGTCCAGAGAATGGGTGATCGTGCGCCTGACCAATACCACCAGGAGATAGAACACCACCAGTATTGTTAGCACCTGGTGTTCTAAAACTACTACCACCACTAGATGCGTTTGCAGTTCCACCCATTTGAGAGTCGTGAGTGTGGTCTGGAATCTCAGCAGTAGTCAGAGTGTGACCACCAACAGTACCAGTTACAGGTGCAGTAGTATTAAAGTTGACAGTAATGTTTGAATTGGAGGAAGGGAATACTGTGCTGAAGTTACTACCACCCGCACCAGAAGTTCCACCAAATCCAAATCCACCGCCAGCACCATTAACTAAGCGCAACGCCTTATCATTATGAGCAGTTACCTGAGTCCACCCAGTTGGTGCTGCTGCCTGATAGAATACGCTTACAGTATTTTGTGCTAATACGGAATACTTAGAAGATAATGATGTACCATCACTAAAAGTAACCCCAGTGGCGGTTAATTGTGCTGCCATCTTACAACCATACTTCCTTTATTTACTTATTTATCAAGTACATTTAATCCAGAATCCATCATCAGTGAACTCCCAACCATCTGCAAGCACTGCTTGATAGTTCTCATATTTATCTTTGAATCCTTCAGGCACAAAAGGTGGCCATTGATTCCTGTAGAATTCTTGTGTCCACCCATCATTATATGGGGATGTTGCCTGTACCTCATTCATGAGATCAGGGTAGATCTGACGACGTGGTTCATCACTACCCATCTCACGAACATATACTGTCTTGCCACCATCGGGTGACTCATAGATTTTAGCAGCCATTGTTCTTGTTAAACTTTTTACGACACGCCTTCACTTCCTTCATTTCATCTTTGATCATCTGATAAGCATCTTCCGCCTTGATTCTACCACCAAGTTCCATAGCACAGATAATCTCAACTCTAGTCCCAAAGTGCTTCAGTGCTTCTTCAAAACAATTTAGTTCTTCATACATTATTCAGTGCCTCAAGGGATGCTTCATAATCACGTTGGAAGATAGCAAGTCCCTCACGAGTCAACACACTGTCATACATTGCATTGAACACTTTGGTTGGCATGGTAACAATGTCAGAACCATACATGAAGCAGCGAGAGACATGATGTGCATCACGCAGAGATGCAGCAAGCACTTCAGTCTTCATGCCATGGACAGAACGACAGGTTGCAATAGCACGGACCAATTCAACACCACTGAAGGAGTTATCATTACAACGTCCAACAAAAGGAGACAGATAGGTTGCACCTGCCTTCATTGCCATCACTGCTTGTGCAACAGAGAAGACAAGAGTCACGTTAGTCTTGATACCCATTCCAGTCAGTCGCTTACAAACAAGCAGACCATCTGGAGTGCAGGGGAGTTTGATAGTGGCAGCAGTGCCAAACTTCTCAGCAAGGCGAACACCATCATCATACATCTCACCCACGGTGCCAACAACTTCCATGCTGACATCAGGCACGCCAATATCAATCATCTCCTGATATACTTCCTCAGGATCACGACCCGCCTTACGAATCAGAGAGGGGTTGGTAGTAACACCATCAACAAGTCCAGTCGCAAAATATTTACGGACTTCTTCAGTATCTGCGGTGTCAAGGAAGATCTTCATTTGTCTCCAAGGGAATAGTTTTCAAGATTATATTTGGGCGGTGCAATTTTGTCAATCTGTGCTTGCACTCTGTTCTCAAGCTCATACAAATCATTAATTAAGTCGGTTCGTTCTGACTCAAGATCTTCTACACGCTCTTCTAATTGTGCAATACGCTCATCAAGCGTGGTATATTCAAAGTCGTAATTTGTCATTTATAAATGAATGGATCGCGGTTTTTGTTCCTAAACTTTTGAATAAAGTCT